TATCTTACATTTAACCTATAACCATCTTGGCATTTAATTAAACAACTAGATGATGACAAAAAAGGGATAATTTCACCATTTAAATTAGCGTTATATTTATTGTCTAATATTAATTTTGTTTTTTGAGTCAAAATGTCCTTATAAAATTTCATATTTGATAACAAACAATTTAAATCATTTTGGTCATTAGAATTATTAAAAATAGTGACAATTTCATCATTAATATTTTTAACACCTAAATAAGACGAAAATATTGTGTATTCAAAATCAAATTTATATGTGTAAATGTCATTATGTAAAAATAAATAATGATCACGTTTTTCATTTTTATTCAATATTTCTTTTGCCATATTGTAAAATTGTTTACATAATTTATGTCTTGAATTAATTCTATAGTAATAAACTATTTCATAAATAGCTTCAAGTCTATCAGGTAAATAATCATATCCTTGTAGCCAATAAAAAATAGCATCAGCCATTTTTCCCATATTTTTATAACATAATCCAATTCTATAGTAGCTATACCATACTTCTTGATCCCAACCACCTAAACTAATACGCTTTAAATATGTATTTATAGCTTCTTCAAATTTACCTGAGTCGTGATAACTGTTCGCCAAATAAAAATAATATCTAACATTATTTGGTTCATCTTTAATTCCGTCGAGCAGTAAGTTTATGTCTCTTTCAAATTTATTAGATTTACTTCCTCCATCACCTATATCATTGATAAATATTGAATTTTTGTCAAATGATAAAACTGTGTTATTTTGTGGAGAGTCAATATACTCGTGTGTTACACCAACATATTTATATAAGCCATTGTTTTTTACAATTCGCATATTTTGATAAAAAAAAGAGTCATTTCCTTGAAGAATATTAAAACTGTCTGCTTTTAAAAGGTCTATCTTGTTAAATTTATTTATTTTAATTGTCATATCAGCGTCTAATAGTAAAACAAAGTCTGACATACCGAGACACGATTTAAGAGCAAAGTTTCTATTGTGACAAAAATTTTTAAAAGGTTCAAAAACTATTTTGCCATAAATACCCTTTTCCTTAAAATATTCTTCAATAATTTTAACTGTATTATCAGTTGAACCAGTATCACATATACAGTATGTATCAATAATTGAAATAACAGAATCAAATAATCTTCTTATAATGTTGCTTTCATTTTTAACGATCATGTTTAAACATAACGAAGGCGTTTTATTATTATCCATCTAATAGATATTAGAATTAATTAATATTTAAATTAAAATATATTATATAAATATAAATTAAAATGGCTTTTACCAGATTTAAATATGATGATTGTAGAACTAAAAAAGCATTACAACAAGCAACTGATCCTGGCAGATGGATACTAAATGTTCCTGGCAATGGTTCTTCACCATATTATATGGAAGATCCTCAAATAATTCCACAAAAATGGGGAGCGAATTTGAGAACAAATACAATTAATTTAGAAAGCGACCTAAGAGGAGTAAATAGAAAATTAGGTAGAGATTGTTTAGGAAAAGACGAATATCAAAATTATAATGTATCTAGTCAATCAATTCACTATCCAAGTAATTCTACTTTAACAACAGAACAATCTAGAGCAACTAATCCTGCTTGGTGGTATAGAGATTTAGAACAAAATAACTTTGAATACCCACCTTTGAACCCCCAAGCGAATGTTTGTTTGCCTTTTCAAAATAATTTAAGTACAAGAATTTTAGAAAAGGATTATTTCACACCGAAGAGAGATTGTGTAATAAATGAAACTAAAAATATGTTGCCGATTAGTTTTAACCTAATTAGAGGCAGTTATGTTGGTGGTCCGACAACCTGTCAACAAACCAATTCTTGTCAAAATATTTAAATATAATTTACAATAAAAATTTGACATAGTTTTTGATATAGATTTTAGATTATTATATATGAATTAAAATATAATACTCTATATATATAAATATGGAAATAGCACTACCATTAATAGCATTAGGTGGAATGTATATTATATCAAACCAAAAAAATGAAGACTGTGCCAAAAAAGAAATAAGAAAAATAAATAAGGAAAATTTTGTAAATATGGGTGGAGTAACAAATTTAGCTACTAGACAAAGTGAAATACATGGAAATTATTTACCAAACACAGATATTCCTCCACAAAATTTTCCTGTCTCCAATATTAACCAATTAGTAGATAATGTTCAACAATATCCAAATCCAAACGCAGCAACAGATAAGTATTTTAATCAAAATTTATATCAACAAAAGGAAAGGCAAGGTGTAAATGTTGGTCAAAATCCACAGCAAATATTTTCACTAACGGGTAATTATTTGAACTCAGAACAATTTAAACATAATAATATGACACCTTTTAATGGCGGTAAAGTAAAAGGTCGCACTTATGATATGAATATTACGGAATCTGTTTTAGATAATATGGCTGGAACTGGTTCCCAAATAATAAAAAAAATTGAACAAGCCCCTTTATTCAAACCTGAAGAAAATATGCAGTGGGCTTATGGAATGCCAAATCAAAGTGATTTTTACCAATCACGTGTAAATCCAGGAATGAAAAATAATAACGTTAAACCATTTGACACTGTTATGGTTGGTCCTGGTTTAAATAAAGGTTACGGTATAAATGGCTCAAATGGCTATAATTCCGGTATGGAAGCGAGAGATAAATGGTTGCCAAAAACTGTTGATGAATTAAGAGTTGATACGAATCCTAAATTGGAATACCAATTATTAGGACACGAAGGACCGGCTGATTCATTTATTAAAACCGCTGCTACTACTCAAATGTTAGGTCGTGTAGAAAAACAAAGACCAGATACATTTTTCATTAATTCTCAAGACAGATGGCTAACGACAACTGGTTCTGAAAAAGGCGAGACCTTAAGATCTATACAAGAAATGGGTGTAATAAGACGTAACGATATACCAATTGAATATATGGGACCTGCCGGTTCAATTGAAGTAAAAGCAGCTACTGCTCCACAGAACTATGAACCGTCTAAACGTCACGAAGTTTTAGGCGGAGGAATAAATCCTTCTCGAGCTGTTGGAAAAGGCGATCATACCGATAAGGATACATTTTTAAGAAGCCATACCAATTATGAAAATAACCGTTCAACCGTAAAACAACCAGATACAATGAGAAGTGGATTTAGTGGAGCCGTAGGTGCTGTTATAGCTCCAATTATGGATATATTTAGACCAACAAGAAAAGACGAAACTATAAATAACGTAAGGGTTTATGGTGATGCCGGAACATCAGGAATGTCTAGAGGTCCAGTTTATAATCCACAAGATACAGCTCCAACAACAATTAAGGAAACTACATTACATGCCTTAAACTTTAATATTAATGGACAAAAAGAAGGTTTATATGTTAATAATTACACTTCTCCAGACCTAACACAGAGAGATACAACAAGTTGCGAATATTTTACGTCAGCAGGGGGTTATGCTACAGGTTATGGTGATATGAATTATGATGCCGCATACAGACAACATAATAATGATATTAAATCGCAAACTATTCATAATAGACCAAACCAAGGCGGAACACAAATATTTAACCAACAAATGAATGTACATTGTAAGGATGATTGTGATAGATTTTCCGGAAGAGTTAATCCAGCATTTTCAAGAATAAGTTCCTTACCACCTTCAACACAAACATATGGAGCAATTCATGTTCCCCAATACTATAATGAGTGTGCTGGTTGTGATAGAATCAATCCCGATATTTTAACAGCATTTAAAAATAATCCGTATACACATTCATTAACAAATACGGCATAAAATGACTGTTATACCATTATAAATAAATTCTATAATTTTATTAATTAATAAAAAAATTGATTTATAAAATTTATTTAAAGTAAAGACTATATAAGTATACATATAGAAGGATGTTATCCGCTTCTTATCCAAAGTGTGCAAATTCGTTTGCTAAGGTCTTGTTAAGTGACCAAAAATTGCTTAAAAATTATACTTCTATTGGAAGGCCAAGGCCATTTGACGTTACATTAAGGGATGGATTACAAGGATTAAGTAAAGAACAGCAAAATTTAATTACAACTGATGTAAAAAAAGAAATGTATTGTAACTTGTTAATGAAATACGCCCCTAAAAATATAGAGATCGGTTCTTGTGTTAATCCAAAAGTATTACCAATTTTTAAAGACACTGAAACTTTATTTAAATACTCTAAAAATATATTATATGGTAATAATTATATTTTAGTTCCTAATTTAACTCAAATGATGAACGCAATAAATTTTGGTGCTAATAATTTCTCATTTATTACATCAGTTTCAGATAGTTTCCAATTTAAAAATACAAAAATGAATATTAACGAAAATTTAAATAGTATTAGTGAAATGTTAATGTTCTTAGATGACTACAGTATTATGCCAAAAAATAACAGACCATTTATTCCATATGGAATTAAGTTATATGTATCTTGTATTAATGAATGTCCAATTGAAGGTAAAATTTCGAATTCAAAAATTTTAAATAGACTAAGTCAACTAAAGGAATTTAAAATTGATAATATCTGTTTATCCGATACTTGTGGAACACTAAATGTAAATGAATTTGCCGATATTATCTGTATGTCTCGAAATATTGGATTAAATGTGTCAAAATTTTCACTACATTTACATATTGATCCAAACAATGAGAAACAAGCTGAAGAAATATTTCATTTTGCTATTGATAATGGAATTGTGAATTTTGATGTTTCAGAATTAACGACTGGAGGTTGCTCAGTTACAATGAATAATAATGAGTTAAAACCAAACATGAGTTACCAGCAATATTATAAATTCTTAACAAACTATTTGATTTCGCGGGTTTAAAAATATATTTAAATTAATACGTTTTATTTAAATATAAAAACACGACGCAAAATATAGTAACTATATGTCATTAAATATACATCAAACTATTAAAGATAAATTAAATTACTTTTATGAAATACATAAAATACCTAATATTATTTTTCATGGGCCGTCCGGGAGCGGAAAAAGAACAATAGTTAATGAATTTATTAACAAAATATATGATGACAGAGAAAAACTTAAAAATTTTGTGATGTATGTGAATTGTTCACATGGTAAAGGTATTAAATTTATAAGAGATGAACTTAAATTTTTTGCTAAAACACACATAAATTCAAATGATGGAAATAATTTTAAGAGTATAGTCTTACTAAATGCCGATAAACTTACAATGGACGCACAGTCAGCTTTGAGAAGATGTATTGAACTATTTAGTCATAACACAAGATTTTTCATTGTGGCTGAAGACAAATATAGTTTAATGAAACCCATAATATCAAGGTTTTGTGAAATATATGTTCCAGAACCTCAAATAAATGGTAAAATAATAAACCTTTACAAATATAACTTAAATGAAGTATTTCAAATGAATAATGTTAAAACTCACAGACTTGAATTACTTAAAAGAGAAATATTAAAATATGGGTCAACAATTACCTCAATCGATTTTTTAATGCCATTTTGCACAAAATTGTATGAAAAAGGGTATAGTTCTATAGATATTTTAAATCTATTAGAGAATCCAAAATTTTTAGAAAATACCATAAAACAAGACAGAAAATATGAGCTGCTTATTTGCTTTAATCGTGTGAAAAAAGAATTTAGAAATGAAAAATTATTAATGCTTTTTATCTTAAATTTTATTTTTATAAGTTCAGAATTAAGTTTAGAAAATATAAGTTTTATGTAAATGGATGATTTTAACGTAAGTGCGCTTCATGAATCTAAAAATGAATGGGGATCCAGACTTGTAACTTTATTGACACCTTTAGTAATTGACGGTTATAAGTCTATTTTAGATGAATCCGTTAAACTCTGTAAAGATAACAATGAAATGGATAAATATCTAATGACTTTTCAAAATTTAATATCGCGAATTCCAAAGTGGAATCAACAAATAGTTGAAAATGAGAGAAAAAGAATTTGTGAAAAATCTGGATGTAATTATTTAGAAGATTTGGTTACTTGTGTTCACATTATACAGCTTAAAATTTTAACTGCTATGAGAGTTGGACAAAAACAGAAAAAAATTGACATAAGTATACCCAAACTAAATGATTTTATTCATAAGGTTTACATTAATGTCGCAAGAAAAGTATATAAAAATGTATATTTATTTCAGGTTGGAATAGAGCCTCTTCAGGTTCAAAAAAACTATAGAGAATTAGAAATTATTGTTCAAGAGTGTATTTTAAATACACTCAGAGAAAGTATTCCAGTTGAGGCAATATTGAAAGCTTATATGGATGAAACAATTGAAGAAGATGTTATAGAGGAAATAAAAGAAGAAATAACTCACGAACCAATTGTTGCGCCAATTCCTACTGCTAATTTAGAGCAAACTCAAAAAACAGGTGTAAGTTTTAATGATATCGATTATGTTCAAACAAATAATGGTATAAATCAAGTAAATGCGCCTAAAAATATAGAAAGATTAGAAGAAATTAGCGCAATTAGAAATGAACAACGAAAACAAGAAAATGATGATGATGATGATAATGTTAAGTTAACTATTTCAGATCAAACATTTAATTTAGATAATTTGGATGTACATAATATTGAAGAACCAAAATTAGATCTACTTCCAGATTTGTTATTAGATGAAATTGAAATTTTAGAGTAAATTTTATGCGTAAAATAATAATAAGTTTGTTCTCAATTAATTTATTAATGACAAGTATATTTGTAACGGCAGCTATTATATCTGTAACTTTTTTTTTAACAAAATTTATTGAAATGAGGTTCATTGAAAAAGAAAGTAAACCTTTAAAACTTTTAATTCGTGATACGCTCTTAGTATATTTTAGTGTTATAGCCGCTAATTTCATAATGGAACAGTTTAATCCCATTATAAATGGTGGAGCAAGTGTGCCAAAATTAACTCCTGTTTTTACGGATAATCCTGGGTTTTAAATAAAATAAATAATTATTTGAAAATGTTAAATAATTATTTGAAATTACCTACCTGTCCAAACCTTAACAATGCCTCTCGGAACTACTCCTTGTTTTAAATCATTTACGTAGTCATCATACGTATAACCCCATTTTTGGTATTTCATAATGTCACCGAACAATGATTTTTGGTTTAATAAATTATTTGATTCAGTAAAAAATATACAGCCAAAAATTCTCTCTAAACAGCATCTATCAGCTCTACATTTTACAACTTTTATTAAATTAGAAATACCGTATTTTTGTTCAATTCTTTCTAAAAATTTTAAGTTAATGTAACTTTGAACACCGAAACAACCATACCATTTATCAGTATATAAACTTATAGCCATTATGTTTTTGTTGAGTTTATTTTCTATTCCAATATAATTTTTTAGAAACTTTACTATCTTTCTAGTATTTTCAATATTTTCGGTGTCAGAATGGAAGAACCATAATGGCACTACATTTACCCTATTTAAGTTTTCGAAATCAATTCTTTTGTGAAAAAAGACACTATCATGTATTATTACAGCATTCTCAAAAAATTTGTATTTTAAAAAATAATAGTAAGGAAGTAATTCACCACATTTTGGGAATTCAGATTGAATTATTTGTAGATTTTTATAATCAAACTCCGCATTAACAAAATCATAATTGCTATTGTCATCTATAATAACTATCTTTTTAAGCGGGTAAAGAGTTCTTATTAGTTTTACGCAATTATTCCAATATTTATTTGTTTTTTCTGAATTGACATGTCTAGCAATAATAAATCCAAAGTTATCCATTATATAATACAAATATTTTTAAATATTAATTATTAAATGTTAAATGTTAAATGTGCGATGGAATTTTGTCAATATCAATAATTTCATCTTGATTTTTTATGCTTCCACTAAATTTAGAAAAAGCATCAAATTCTGGACGTTCTAATTGAGCTTGAGGTGTGTGGTTATGAACACATCTTGCAATCATTTTATACAATTTGAAATCAGGATATCTCTCTACACCATTATTTTTATAAAGCATATTTATCCCTTTATCATCTAAACACCATTCAAAAACAAGTCTTTTAATAGGGTCTTTTATTTTACCTAAATCCCTCATTTCGTCAAAATCGTCAATTAAAAAATCAAAAATAGAACAAGCCAATCGACACAAATCAAAACTAAAATTCGGTTCTAAACGTGGTTTCTTGTCGTTAAAATATGGTTCAATATTATATTGAGTTGCTGCGTCTTCTCCCGACTTAAAACTGTCGCTGCAAAATGTTTTACCGTTAAATTTAAAAATGCTTCTTCCGAAATCGATAATTTTAAATATTCTACCAAATGTTGGGACCTTATATGTTTTTTTTCTGTAGCAGTAATATAAAAATTTTTTATCTGTCTCATTATACATTACATTATTTGTATGTAAGTCATTATGTGTAAAATTAAACGCTTTTTGATATGTTATTAAAATCATTATTATTTGCATAAAAGCCGAAAGCCATTCATCAGTACTTAACTCTGAGGTTAGTATTAAATCATCAAAAGTATTTTCACAATATTCCATACCAATTACCTGAACAGGAAATTTAGGTATAGTAACATTAATTTTTTCTTCTTCCCATTCCTCATCTTCATCACCTTCATCATTATTATTGTCATTGATGGATTGTTCTTTTTCATCATTTTCATTTTCTTCACTATTCTTATCTCCATATTTTTCTGAACCAGAATCAAAAACTTCCTCACCAGCATTGTCACAATTTTCACAGTCATCATCTAATTCGCTTGCGTTTGTATGCGATGAGCGTGATGAGCACGTAGAATTAGTCCTAAGTGTTACTTGTTTATCTGTTGGCAAAGAATCATTAGTAATATCAATTAAGTCAAGTGATAAATCCTTTAAATCATTTAAATCGATTGCGTTAGTTGTGTCATCAAAAACATCGTTAAACATTTCATTATTTACAGATTGAAATGACTTTATGCTAATATTATTTCCTATTGTTATAGGTTTTAGCTTACATTGTTCCTGTTGAAATAAATGTTCATATTCGTCAATTATAAATAATGTATTTTTATTTTTATTGAAAAAGTCAGAATTATTAAGATAATCAATATCATCAAAAACATTAATTTTAAAATCATTTTTAATTCCCAAAAAGGAACCATAATAATCTACTCCATGAATAAAGCGATAAGTATTTTTTATTTTACTGGACAAAAATAAGAATAATCCGTCTACATAAGCAGAATTATTAACATCCATAAACTTTTCGTTACAGTCGCTAAGAGTTGAATTAATTTGTGGAAGATTAAATAATTTAGGGTCAGAAATATCATATTTTCCAATCATATATTTATATGGGTCCAATAGGGGTGCCATTTTAAAAAATACTTCTTTGTCTTTAACTTTATTAGTATTTACATTCTTAAGTCTACACATATAAAGATTTACGTCTTCATCTAATTTTTCTTGAGTATTCGAAATATACCATAAATTATTTAGATTTACATTATTGTAATTTGTTTCATTCAAACTAAAAAATCTTGTGTAAATTGGTATGTAGTTTTGAGTTCTAGAGAGAAATAAAGAATCAGGTTCTTCAAATCTCTTAAATAGCTCAGTGTTTTTTCTTTTTTGATAATTAATCGTTATCATCTTTAGTCAATTAAAATATAAATTTAATATGTTTTTAACTTATAATTTATTTTAATTTTATAATCTCTCTAAAAGTTCTGAAATATTTTTAAATTTAAATTTAAAATTGTTAAAATTGTTAAAATTGTTAAAATAATTAATAATTTAAAATAAATATGGCAATAATTATGATATAAATACGTTAAATAAAAATAAAATATAAAAATGTCATTTAATGAATTGTTAGAACTTAAATTAGTTGAAAAAATAAATTTTGACACATTTAATAAATTTAATTTATGTAATGATTTTTACAAATCACCTGGTAACCAACATTATAAATTACTGGCTTATTTTTCTACTTTGTTCAATAATGTAAATATTATTGAAATAGGAACTCATGTTGGTGAGTCGGCAATTGCTTTATCGTATAATCAAAATAATACTATATACACATTTGACATTATAGATAAGATATCTCCTGAAAAAAAACAAGTAAAAAATATAAAATACGTTATAGATGATGTTATGACTAATATTGATTCGAGAGAAAAATGGAAAGAAACCATATTATCAAGTGCTTTTATATTTTTAGACGTAGATCCTCACAACGGAGTAATGGAATATGATTTTTATTTATTTTTAAAGGAAAATAATTATAGGGGGTTTGTTATTTGCGACGACATATGGTATTTCAAAGAAATGCGTGATAATTTTTGGTATAAAATTCCTTATGAATATAGATATGACATATCTCATCTTGGTCATTGGTCAGGAACAGGTATTTTAACATTTAATGACAATATTAAATTCCATAAAAATGATAATTCAGACTGGACATTGGTAACCGCATATTTTAATTTAACAAAATGTAGTGACGCTTCTGAAGAAATATGTAAACGGGATAAATTATATTATTTCTCTCATTCACTTTCTACTTTAAACTTACCGTATAATTTAATGATTTATTGTGATAATGAAAGTTATGAACAAATTTTTAAGTTGAGACCAGATTATTTAAGAGACAAAACAAAATACGTTATAATTGAATTTGTCGATATTATTTTAAATGACAAATCATTTTATGATTATAGGATTATCATAAATAATAATAGAGTAAAGCACCCATATTACTTTGATAATAGAAATACAGCAAGTTATTATTTATTTTGTATGGCAAGATACATTATGCTGATGGAAACTATCAAAAATAATCCATTTAACAGTACACATTTTTCTTGGATAAATTTTTGTATAGAGAGAATGGGTTATAATAATGTGAAGTATTTGGATGAAGCATTGGCAGTTAAAAGAGACAAATTTTCAACGTGTTATATTGATTATATACCACTTGAATTAATAAAAAATACAAATGAATATTTTAAATGGGGAAGATGTAGTATGTGTAGTGGGTTTTTTACAGGAAATAAAGAATATATGAATAAAGTTTGTGGATTAATATTGGATAAATTTTTATATTATTTATCAAATGGATATGGTCACGCTGATGAACAATTGTATAGTCCTGTATATTTTGAAAACCCTGATTTATTTGAACACTATTACGGAGATTATCAACAAATGATAACAAATTACAAATATGTTTATGAAGCACCTGAAAATCCAATTAGAAATTTCGTTAATAATAGCTTTATTTATAATAATTTCAATAAATGTATAGAATGTTGTGAATTTATTTTAACCTCATTTAGCTTAGATAAATGTAAGCTAAATAATGATTATTTGAATGCTCTATTAGAAAAATACATAAATTCTAAAATAAAAACAGAATTTTATTTAAATAAAAATTATGATATAATGGATATTGAATTAAAATATATGTATAATAAACTTATAAAACCTAGTTTAGACTGTGGAAATAAACAAAGCTGCTTTTCATTATGTGAATTAATTATTAATTACATTAGTAATAATTGTTATGATTTTAATTTTAATTTTAACTATGACAAATTTCCAGGTGACATATATTTTAAAATTTATTTTTTCTATTATGTAAGTTCTTATTATGTTTTAGAAGATAAAAATAAATCAGAAATAATAGTAAATGAAATATTTAAAATATGTAAGACATCAAGAAAATTTAATTATGAATATATAAATAATAAAATTTTTTATGATGAACAATTTAAATTTGTTAACTACAAAAAAAATAATACTAAACTTGCGTATTACACTTGTTTTTTCGGTGGAAACAATAATTATTCATATTTAATTCCACCTTTACCTTCAACAGAATATGACTGTTATTATTTTACCAATAATATGGATATATATATAAAATTACAAGATACAAATTTTATTAGAGTATTTGTAGACGATATTCCTATTTTCAATGATGAAAACAAAGATTCGATGAGTTCTAAAATATATAGATGTAATCCATTTGACATAAATGTGTTAAACGCTTATGAATATATGTGTTGGTTTGATAATAAGTTACGAGTATTTGATAAAGATATAATTAATATTATTTATGAACTCGACAATACAGATAAATCTATAGTTTTTACAAGACATCCGTACTATGAAAAATATAACAGCATTTGGGATGAATTTACTTTGTTAATGAATACAAAAAAATATAAAAATAAAGAACTTAACTATAACAGTTATATAAGTAAAATGATTATGTCTGGTTATAATGAATCTTTTAAAGATGGATTTTTATGTGGTGGATTCAGTATTCGTAAAAATAATGAAATTTCTAAAAAATTTGCTTTAGAATGGTTTAATAATATATTGGAATGTGGAATTCAAGACCAAATTAGTTTATATTTTGTGTCACAAAAATACACTAAAAACATAAAAATAATGGAATATCAATCTTTATGGAAATATTTTTATGAATAAAAGCGTTAAAATTTGAAAAATATTATTTTAATTATTAATATTATAATAATGAGTTTAGAACTAAAAAAATTTGATATGAAAAATATACAGTTCAAATCGACTGAAAATAAAGGTCCTGTGGTTGTTTTAATTGGAAAACGTGATACAGGCAAGTCATTTTTGGTAAGAGATTTACTTTACTATCAGCAGGAAATACCTATTGGAACAGTTATATCTGGAACAGAAGAAGGTAACGGTTTTTACGGTAAAATGGTGCCGAAATTATTTATTCATAATGAATATAATTCTGCTATTATTGAAAATATTTTAAAGCGTCAAAGGACTGTGTTAAATCAAGTTAAAAAAGAAATGGAAATGTATAAAAGATCATCTATCGACCCACGTGCTTTCGTTATTTTAGATGACTGCTTATATGATAACACTTGGTCAAGAGATAAATTAATGCGCTTACTGTTCATGAATGGCAGACACTGGAAGGTTATGTTAGTGATAACAATGCAATATCCTCTCGGTATTCCACCTACGCTAAGAACTAACATTGATTATGTATTTATTCTTAGAGAGAATTACATAGCAAATAGAAAACGTATTTATGAAAATTATGCTGGCATGTTTCCGACATTTGAGAGCTTTTGTCAAGTGATGGATCAATGTACAGAAAATTATGAATGTCTTGTTATTAATAACAACTCAAAATCTAACAAACTTAATGACCAAGTTTTTTGGTATAAAGCTGATAATCATAATGATTTCCGTCTTGGATCAAAAGAATTCTGGGAATTATCTAAGGGATTACCAGATGAAGCACAAGAAGAACAATATGACCCAAATAAGATAAAGAAACGCAATGCTGGTCCCAAAATAAACGTTAAAAAGACGTCGAAATGGTAATTAAATATATAACATCATATTATAATGCGCTTCATAACATCTTTTATGAAAAATAAATTGTTCATATGAGTTATCGTAATGTGTCAGTAAGCCTCTACCATCTTCAACTGCAAGGCATGGT